GTTACCAGAATCCCGTAGATTCACACGAATACTCCCGTTCATATACAACTGAAGATCATCAAGCATTTGCCCAGTTCGGTCCTGGTGGGTATCAGATTAAGGTGGAAGGAAGTGGTCCTGGATCTTATGAGTTTGGAAAGGATGAAGTTTATTATATCGGAACACAGGTTGAGACTTGCGTTGCTAACTGCGATGCGGAAAGAAGACCTATATGGAGATGGTTCTCTTGTAGGAGAGTAGATCATACTTGGCATTACTTAAAAGAACTACCTGATAGCGTTCCTTTTAATCCTAGACGTTATAATGCAGAACCTAGGAATAAGAGGGAGGTTTTTTATCTTTCAGAGTCAAGTCATAGTGGTAATTCAGAGTTATTCTTATTATATGACCCTGTAAATTTTAATAGTTACTTCTCCACAGTTAGTGGTGCTAGTACAGTAGCAGCAACATTTGATGCAAGTGGTAATCTAGTCTGTACAGGATCAGGTACCGCTACGATTACATTTAACTTTAGTTGGAACGATAATCCTAGTACTGCTGGTACTGCATTAGGAACATATGCAATTCCTAGTCTGAATATATCATTTACTCAAAGTGGAAGGACTGGTACTGCAGTTCCACAGACTGCTACGATTACAGGTGGTCAAACATACAACTGTACTATTACTAATGGTAATGCTGCAGGGTTTACCTTACAAGATGGTAATACTAAGATATGCTTTAAGGATGGAGACGGTAGTGATTGTAATGCTTCTCTTACTACAAGTATACTTAATGACCCAGGTAACTCAGTTGCTAGTCTAGGATACATTTGGACTTCATCAGCTGCTGCTGTTTCTGCAGGTGTAACACATCCTAATGAGTCACTAATACCTCTGTATCATTATAAGAGGTTAGATAACCCTGATGACTTCTATACCACAGACCCAGCAAATGAGTATAACCTAGAAATGGACATTCCTGGTGTCCCTAACTGTAAGTTACCACTAGATCAGGATTACAAGTATCAAGGCATATTAGGGTATGTGTTCTCTAGAAATGCACCACGTAAGAAAAAGCAGGTTGTTGAATCAGGCAAACCTATCAATACTGGAGAGGTTTCTAGGTCAACTTGGTACGAATGGGATGAAGATGGAGGCTATGGAGAGGAAGATTATAACGAACAATCACCCCCTGCAAGCACTTTAGGTTGGGGAAACCCCGATAATGCCGAATTAATCGATGAAAAAGGCAATTTTGAGTGGTATTATGGCAAAAATGGTGCTGTAAAGGCAGCTTTACCCCGATTTTTGGGTTTTCACGACGCTTTTGAGGGTCAATTCGTGTATTATTTGTATGATACCGTATTTCCCTTCTCTGGACCCATATATGGCATCAATTTGATCACTACTGATGCACCTTGTAATCCGTCTACTGCTGACTGTCCTCACGACCCGCATACAACTTACCACTCTTATTACTATGAGATGCGTCAAGATGCGTGGGTGACCCAAAAAACACATATTGCAGTCGATGCACCAGCTGGAAGTGGTCTTCAAGAGTCATTTTGGGCTGTAGGAACCGATGATTTGATGGTATTCTTCAGATATACGAACGAAGAGGGGTTCTATACGATTGGTGAGACTATAAATGGGTGGTTGATCCAAAGTGTAAGGTATTTTGGTGATGAATTGAGATGTGGATATATGAGATTACAGACTATAGCAGGTGCAAAGGGTAATGAATTCCAATATCAGCAAACATACAACTCTGCAAATGGTGCAGTTGCTTCAATTTTAGCTGGATATGGAATAAAAGACAAAGCAGCATTCTTTGGAGTATATGAATTTCCAAAGAAATTGTCATATTATAAGGTAGAGATTGACAATGAAGCAAAGATACCTAAAAGAGACTTTGATGAGGCTATATTAGAAGCAACAGTTAATGATGCAGGACAGATAGGATCTATTGAAATTATCAATGGTGGTAGAGATTATACAGATCCACAGGTGGTTATTTCTATTCCTGACCTTGCAAGACAAGAAGGATACTCAGATACTGCGTCTCATATACCAGAAACCTTTGAAGATAACGTATCTGGAGAAATTGCAATCAGTTATGAGACTAATGATGACTTTGAAATGGCAGGTTATGACGCTGCAAACGTTGCAGGTAACGTAAAAAACCAAAAATACATCACTGAAGCTGGTTATACTGGTACTATTAAGCAAGCAGAAGCCACAGTTACCATTGATGCACTAGGTTGTGTCAAGACAGTAACCATTCTTGACCCAGGTGCTGGTTATCAGCCTGGCGAAGAAGTACAAATATCTGTAGCACAACGTGATAAAAAGATTCGTTCAGACACATATGTGGGTGAAGGTGCTAAAGGTATTGAAGATCAGCTCTCTAGATCACTAGAATCTGATACTGAAGGTGAAAATATACCAAATAAAGAAGCAAATGACGCTTGGGGTGAAGGATTAGGGTATGCTAAAGAGTCATTTAAGGGTTTTAATGCACCAATTCAGACAGAGTATGTGTCTGGGTATATTAAAGCGACTGATTATAATGCTGATGAGAAGGTAAAATTCTGTGATCAGATACCTGTTGCGTGTTTAAACCCAGGTGTAGGTAAAGATTGGACAAATTTAAGCACATATATGGATCCTGAACAATATTCAAGTCAAATTTTGAATGCTGATGCTACTTGGGGACAAAATGATGCGTTTATTTCTGATGCTGTATCACATTCTGTAGAAGATTCAGCGTATGTTGAGAGTAAAATGGCTGCTGGAATGCCTGGAATGTTTGGAGGAGAGTGTTTAGAGACATTTCAGACCAATTTTTATCAAGTTAGGCGTTTCTTTGACATACCTTGTCCATATGTTTCGTATGATCAGTACGGTGATGAGAAGACTTATGGGTATCTACCTTACAAATACTGCGGAAGTAAGGAAGAATTCGCTCAAGTACGTGTATCAATGTGGTGTGAAGGTGATGTTTCTCAAAAAGGTGAGGTAATTAACCAGAGATTCTTAGATTGGTTGGAGTCTTTACCCAAACCTTCTTACACTAGACCACGCCCTGCTGGTCCAAATGATAAATCTCACTCTTGTACACGTGGTTCTACGGTAAAAGGACGGTGTTTTAGTTCAGGTGGTGGTAATTATACGTTCGTTCCTAGTGCTGGTGATGAAACTACATTCGATTTCTATGGAACAGAGCTCGAGAAACTCGCTACTTGGGTTGGTCCTGACAACTATACGGCGTATGGAAGTGGTTCTATAAGCATCTATGATACTATGAATGGTCAAACATACAATCATACGTACAATACTATCCAGTTAGATAGCTGTACCAACAACAAATTCCCAGATCTTTGTTGGCATAACTTTATTGCTGATGGTGTTTTGGACGTATATAGTGGATATGATGCCAATGGTAATGGTTTGGCAAGTGATGATATCTGTACAGGGCAACCTTTCTCTAACCCCTCCACGTGGGTACAGAGCAGCAACCTTAATGAATATGGTCAATGTGCTGCACTACAGAACATTGTGCACTCTACAGTAGCATTTGATACAGGTAAAACTACAGAAGACAATCCATACATAGAAATAGGACCGTGGAATGGCAAGATGCACTGGGCAAACTACTTACCTGGAGCAACAAACCTATTAGAAGATTCAATTAAGAGATGGGGTAACCCATATTTCGATGAATGTGATTTAACTAACCAAGATCAATAATGGCATTAGGACTCTTACGACCAGTTGCACACCATAATGGACTACCCTGTTCAGGGCACGGTGTGCCTATTCCTTCAACAATACATAGTACACAGTCTTGCGGTACTCCACCGATTCAACTGCCTATTGTTGTTAAGGAGAAGACTTGTATGTGGCCTCCTATGCCACTAGTCCCACTTACTGCTTTAAACCCAATGAGGGCAACGGTTCTAGTAAATGGTTTACCAATTATGATCTTTGGTGATCAATTTATACCACATTTATCGCCAACAACCAATATTATCAATTATCTTTGTCCCTGTGGTAAAGCAACTTGTATTGTTCCTACACCAACTGTTTGCAGTCTTATTACAACTGAGGATATGATGGGTAAAGGACACTGGAGACTCCTTTATGCTACTACAAAGCAAGTTCTAGCATTCAAGATCCCAATAGGACGTATTATGGATCCTCTTGGTTATGGAAAACCAGGTAAAAGTTGGCCTTGTTCATCAGTGGTTGCATTTGGTAGTCCAAATGTGTTAGCATCATAGAAACAGCAAACGCATTATGGCAGTAAAAACCAAATCAGGTGCTTGGGGTTCTTCGACCATAGTTGAACCAAGACCCAAAAAGACTCGTCAAGGGTCTAGTATGCATACAAAATACAGTGCATCTTCACGCAATAAAGCGAAGAAGAAGTACCGAGGACAAGGAAAGTGACTAAATAGACTTATTAAGACAATAATACCGCCATATGGCGTATCGGTTTAAAGCAGAAAGGAACCTTTCAAGACAGTTCCGTGACCTCAGTATAGGGATGAAAAACAACCCCAATACTGAGGATTTTTCTGTGGTTAAGAATGAGAACGCCATTAAGCAGTCCATCAAAAACCTTGTCCTGACTGGGTTTGGAGAGAGACCTTTCCAACCAACTAAAGGATCAAGGTTACGTCAGATGCTTTTCGAAAATTTCGATGTCTTTATGTCTGAGGAATTGAAAGAAGAGATCTTAAACGTAGTAGCACGATTTGAACCACGTGTTGTTATTAATGAAGTTAGGTTAGAGGTAGATGATACCAATAATCTTGAAGTTGAGGTTGATTACACTATTATCGGTGAAACTCTTACCCAAACTGTAGACTTCTTGTTGGAGAGAACATAATGGCAGCAATACCATCAAATTTAACGTCTTTAGACTTTTCAGAGATACGTGAATCTATTAGATCATACCTGAGAACTAGAGATGAGTTCACAGATTATGATTTTGACGGATCTGCTGCATCATATTTGCTTGACGTTTTATCATATAACACATACTACGCTGCATTCAACGCTAATATGGCAATGAATGAGGCGTTTCTTGAGTCTGCAACTATTAGAGATAATGTTGTAAAGATTGCAAAGCAATTAAATTACACACCTAGATCAGTTAAAGCACCAAAAGCTTGTGTGCGATTTGCTGTACAAACAGAAACTGTTGGATCTGGTACAACCTATCCTGGCACAGTAACTTTACAAGCTGGTGATGTTTTTGTATCTGCTGTAAGTGGACAAGGATATACATTTACTTTACCATCAGCTTTACAGGCAACAGTTGATCAATCCACTGGAATTGCTACTTTTAGCAAGGTAGTTATCAATCAAGGTAATACTTTAACGTATCAGTACGTTGTTGATGATGTTAAGAAGCGAGATTACTTAATTCCTTCTGATCAGGTGGATACAGATCTTTTATCTGTTTCAATTTCACCCAACGCACAGTCTGAAGAGATTGATACATATAATTTGGTTCAGAATATTGTTGATGTTGATGGTACTACTCGTGGATATTTCCTTGAGGAGACCGATGATCAACGTTATAACGTGGTTTTTGGTGATGGAGTTATCTGTCGTCAATTAATTGCAGGTGAAGTCATTAAATTAAAGTATGTACGTACTGAAGGAACTGCTGCTAACGGATGTAAGCAATTTAGTTTCATCGGTCGTGTGATAGACTCAGAAAGTCGTCTCGTATCTTCGTCTAATATCTCTCTTGTGACCATAGATGGTGCTCAAGATGGTGAAGACGTAGAAACTACCCTAAGTATTAAATTTAACGCTCCTAGGGCGTTTAACAGTCAGAACAGAGCAGTAACTGAATCTGATTACGAATTTATTACCAAAAAGGTATACCCACAAGCAAAATCCGTTACTGCTTACGGTGGAGAACGTTTATCACCACCAATTTACGGAAAAGTTTACATATCCATTAGAACTAAATCAGGTGCCCTACTTAATACAACAACCAAAAAAAGAATCAAGAATAATCTGCTTAAATACTCGATTGCAGCAATCGAACCTGTTATTGTCGATCCAATTACCTTATACATTAGACCAAAAACTTGGGCGTTCTTTGACGGTAATAAAACTACACTCTCAAATAATGAAGTTGCGTCTAAAGTTCTGGGAGCTGTCGATCAATACAATTCTCAAGCAGAATCTACTAGATTCAATGGTCGCATTGACCTCAGTGCTTATCAATCGATGATAGATTCCTCTGATCCTTCGATCAGTGGCAACATTACCCATATGTCTTTGGGTATGAACATCGAGAACTTCAATTTTGGTCAAACATTTACACAGTGTATTGACTTTAATAATGAAATCGCAAATCCCAATGACCTTTCGGGTGGAGCAAAAGGCACCGATGGTGCTGGAGATGGGACTTGTATACCAAAATATTCCTCAGTGAAAACAGGTACCTTCTATTCCACAGGATATACGGAGGGACTTTTAAGTATACAGGGTGGTGCTAATGCTAATCAAATATCATCAACAAGTTTACTTACGAATGATACTACAGCACTATTACCTGTAAATATAAGAGATGACGGTTACGGAAATCTAATTATGGTAACTAAAGTCGATGAGGCTGAAGTTACTCTTAAAAAGAATGTAGGAACCGTTGATTATAAGAGTGGACAGGTCTGTGTTGGACCTGTTGACATTGCAAGTACCCCTGATGGTACTAACAGGGTTCCTGTTACAGTTATCCCTGCTTCTGGCAATATTAACATTGGTACAGGTCTAGATCCTACGATCTTTAACCCAACTGTACAAACCATCGACTACACAATTGATGGAACTAACGTTCCAACCTTCGATCCGTTCGATTTCAACGCTATTAACTTCGATGGAACCTCAATAAATATTATTGATTACCCAACTACCGTCTTTGAGATTCCAGAATTTAATTCTTGTTTCTAAGACAATAAAATAGCATAATAACAGCAGATGAAGGCTATTACCGTCTCAAATAGGGTGCAGGACCAGATACCTGCATTCATCCGAGAAGATAACGAACAATTTGTCAATCTTCTTTCAGAATACTACAGATCTCAAGAGAAATCAGGTCGTCCGTATGACATACTGAATAATATCTTAAGATATACTGATATTGGTTCTGGAGAGTTTGATCCTAATTTCCTATCTTCACAATCTGCTGTGTTGGAGAAGGTTGATCCTACTCAAAAGGATATTGTTGCTGAGAACGTTAATTATTTCTTAGAGAAAGATGGTACGGTACAAATTGATAATGAGGTAATTTATTACGAGTCTGTTACTCATTCTCCCGACATTGTATTCACTCCTGGTGTTAATAAGGCAGAATTTGATCGTAAAATACAAGAATTTGAACCAATATCTTCACAATTTGATAATAGTCAAACTTTATTTGATCTTAGACTCTTAGGTAAGCCAGTTTCACCTCAAACTGCTGATCATCTCTTAGTTGTTGTAAATAACGAGTTTTTATTCCCAAATATCGACTATTTTATCGAAGGTGATAAGATACGTCTGGAGACACCCCCTGCTCCCCCTACAGGAGCACTTACAGGTGCAATTAATACTATTCGGTACCTTATTGGTTACACAAGCATTCCAGTACGTTCTATAGACACTATTAGTGTTACTGTAGATGCTAAAGAATTTAATTTAACTAACAATAACGTTTCATATACCCCATTATCAACTGTTTCATCAATAGTTGTTGTAAACAGAGTAGAAAAGCGTCCTTATGAAGATTTTACTATCTTTGAAGATAAGTTAATCTTTAAGAATGACGTTGCACAAGGATCTCAGATTAATATTAGATCTATTGAGATGATAGCACCTGAATTTGGTGCTGGTGCTAGTGCTATTGCGGATATTGAGCAAGGTGTTGTAGATAAGGTCATTGTTAAGACTGGTGGTAGTGGATATCGTTTAAGTTTTGCTCCAAAGATTACTATTGCGTCTACCAAAGGTCCAGGAGCTAATGCTACTGCTGAAGCATTAGTAAATGGTATTAAAGACACTAGATTACTATTTTCAGGACAAGGTTACTCTGCAAATAACCCTCCAATCGTTGTAGTTGACCCTCCAGTGGATCCTGAAGGCAAGACTGCTCAAATTAGGGCAATTGTTAGTGATACTATCGAAGGGGTCTCAGAACTCATTGTAGACAGTTCTGGAAGTGGTTACGATAAGATTCCATCTATCAGTTTTGTTAATCCTGGTGGTGCAACCATTAGTCAACCAACACTTCACACAGGATCTATCCAAGAAGGGTCTATAAGTGTTGTTACTTCTGGTTCTGGTTACACTACACCTCCATTAGTCTATTTGGATCCTCCAACTGGTGATAATGCTATTACAGCTAATGTTGTTGCTACTATTGATGAATATGGACGTGTTAATGGAATTACTGTTGTATCAGGTGGACAAGGATATGTAACAACACCTAGGGCAAAGATTATCGATCCTGTAGGTGCTCAAATCCTCGATGTAAGTGTAACTGGTGGTAGAGTAACTAATATTGAACTATTAACTGGTGGAGCAGGTTACACTGATGCTCCATCTGTGTATATTGTTGATAATAGGAAGGATATTGCTGATCAACCTATTGGTGGAACTGGTGCTACTGCTGTTGCAACCATCTTCAATGGTGAGATCACTGATATCAATATAACCAGTTTTGGATCTGGATATTCTGATACAGAACCACCTAAAGTCTTTATTGCTGCTCCTCCTGCTCCAGAAGCATCTTGTGACGTTGGTTTTGGTGAAATTACTGGATTTACCATCCATAATGGTGGATCTGGATATCAACCATCTGCTTTTGTTAATTGTAAGCGTGGTGTTTCATCTGTAAGTTCATTTGATCAGAAAGGTAATCAAGTTTACTCTAAGGAAGCGGATACAGTTCAATCTTCTCACGAGGTTGGATCTACTATTTCTAACCTAGATACACTCTTTGCTAAGGAATTATACAGAAGATACGTAAACCAGTACCTTCCTAATGCGGAAATTGACTATGAAAAGGTAAATGCTCCGCAGATTATCAAAACTATTAGTGATTTCTACGCATCTAAAGGTACAAAGATCTCTACACAGTACCTCTTTAAGATGCTGTTCTCAGAGAATGTGGACGTATCTTATCCAAAAGATGAGGTTATTAAGCCATCTGCTGCATCTTGGAACGTAGATACAGTTCTCCGTGCGGAACTTATAACTGGAGATCCTACAAATTTACTAGATGCACAGCTAATTCAGTACTCAGATCAGGTAGATATCAACGTTAAAGGTGCATCTGCACTGATTGAGAACGTTATTGCTATCAATACTGGTGTAGGAACTGTATATGAACTTGCTATATCTGAGGAAACTCTACAAGGTTCATTTACAATTCCTTATAAAACCACATTGGTTGAGGAACTTAGTACTACAGAATCCATTATTACTGTTGACTCTACTATTGGTTGGCCTGAAAGAAACGGTACAATCCTTATTAATGACGATGAGGAGGTTCAGTACAAGGAGAAGACTCTTAACCAGTTCATTGAATGTACACGTTCTGAGAACGGTGTTGTAGAAGATTGGGATGCAGGTACTATAATTCATTCACAAATATTTGTATATGTCGATCGTGGTCTTCCTACTGAGATCAAAATGCGTGTTTTGGGTATTGCAGACGCAAAATCCACCGTATTGACAGATACTGGTTCATACTACTTACCTGGTGACAAATTAAACGTTGCATCTCTTGGATCTACTTCTGTGGATCAACGTATCACTTCTTGGTTATATAACGTCAAGAAACTGATTAATGTTGATGGTGTTGTACCTGGTGGTCTTAATAATCAGACTGCAACCGTAACTTGCTCTAATAAGCACGGTCTTCTTGTTGGTGACACTGTTACTATCTACGGTGCAAACCCAACTGTGTTCAACGGTACGTTCCTAGTAACATCACGTATTAGTGATTTTATCTTTGAGTATAATATTCCTGCACCTGCAGATTCTTCACCTCAAGGTAATATCCTCTTATCTGTTGACTTGAATAAAGGTAAGTCTCCAGAAGAAGGAATTAGCATTGCAATTAGAGATTTTACTACAAACGTACAGAATACGTTCTTTAATAATCAGTATTCATATATTGCATCATCTGGTATACCAAACTATGAAGTTGGTCCTTTTGTAGGATCTGCACTACTTCCAGGTAACCAGCGTAAACTGATCCGTATTCCTAGAGTTATCAATACGATCTCTAAACGGGAAGATACTAACTTTGGTCCTATTGGTGCGTGGGTTAATGGTGTATCTGCTTGGTCTTATAAGTCAGAGAGTAGAATTAAGTATGGTGGTGTAACTGGAATTAATATTGTTAATGTTGGTCAAGGATATGACGCTGCTAACCCTCCTCTTATTGAAATTACAGGTGGTGGCGGTACAGGTGCTACCGCAAGTGTTGTTGTTAACGGACAATTAAGTGAAATTGATGTATCTGCGGGAGGTAGTGGTTATACTTCTAGTCCTCTTGTTTCTATCGTGGGTGGTGGTGGATTCGGTGCTACTGCTACCGCTGTTATTACTAACGGTATAGTTTCTAAGGTTCTGGTTGAAAACCCAGGTCAAGGATACACCTCACAACCTGATGTGTCTATTTCAGGTGGAAATGGTAGTGGTGCTACCGCAACTGCTGCTGTAAGAGGTGCAATTCAATCTGTAAGGGTAGATACTGCAGGATCTGCTTATACTTCTTCACCTAATATCAAACTGAATTCTGGTGAAGGTGCTGTTGCACAACCAATCATTATTAACGGTCGTATAGTTTCTATTGCTATCATTGCTGCAGGTAAGGGATATACCACTGCTCCTGAGATTGTAATCAATGGTGATGGTTATGGTGCTGTTGCAAAAGCAACTATTGGTACTGTTGGAGAGGATAGAGGTAAGGTTATTGGTGTTTCTGTTATTAACAGAGGTATTGGATATACTACTGGTCTAACAACTGTAAGGTTAGAAGCAGTTGGTGAAATGGCAGAGTTTACCGCTAATGTATTTGAGTGGACAAGAAACCTACAAGATGAGTTAGGTCAATCTTTCGATACAGCACGTGGTTACGTATTTGCAGGATATAACACTCAATATGGTGGTGAATACGCACATTTATCAGATCCTAAGCAGTTGCGTTATGTTTTGGGTGATAATGTCTTTAAGAACCAAGCAACACAACAATTACAAGAATTATCTACAGGATGGCAACACTCACCAATCCTCGGATGGGCATTTGATGGTAACCCCATTTATGGTCCTTATGGTTACATAGATGCTACTGACCAGTCTTCTGGTATACGTCGTATTAGATCTTCTTACCGTATCAAGCCAATACTCATATATGACCAAGCAACCAACCCTAATCCAGTTCGTTCAGATGGTCCTTTACTAAGTGACTATCCTGCAGGTTCATTTATTGAAGATTTTGAGTATACTTTCCAATATGGTGATCTAGACCAGTATAATGGTCGTTTCTGTAAGACACCTCAATTCCCTGAAGGTGTATACGCATACTTTATCTCAATTGACGCATCTGATGCAGGTAATCCAGTATTCCCATATATTGCTGGTCCTCAGTTATATTCTAAGGCAGATGAGTGGAACTACAGTCAGGATGCTGTACAGACAAATATTCCTGATGATGTTGTTCGTTTCCGTGATCCTTACGAAGATGTTGATATTGACATTGAACGTCAACCAAACCAAGACACTGATATCCTTGTAACTGAACTTGGTGAGGAACTTATCTTTGAAATTGAAGATACTAATAGAGATGGTGTAATCAATAATCTTGAAGATACTACACCAATCAATATTGCTGAAGAACCCGTATTACAATTATTTGATTACTACCCTAGAGTCTCTACAAGATCTGAGGTGGATATTGATATTGAGACTACTACCAAGTTTGAGGATGCTCAGGTTGACGGATTTGTTGTTGAGAATCCAGGTATCTCTTATAAGGTTGGTGACAAACTATATTTTGATAATACAGACACACAAGGATTTGGTGCATCTGCTAAGGTTAATTCAGTTAAAGGTCTTGATATAGCAGGTTATTCGTCTTATATGACTAATGACGTACCTTACGGACAGATTACAACTGCTGAAGAACACGAATTACGTGTTAATGATGAAATTATCGTTAAGAGTACCCCTGTTCTTGATGACACTAATAAAACTCTTAAAGTTAAGGTTATTGCTGGTGTTGAGCAATTAAACATTACTCAGGAAGGTATTGGTTATTCATCAGAACTACCCCCATCATATGAACTCATTTCAACAACTGGACAAGATTTCAAGTTAACTTTAGACAGAACTGAGGCAGGTGCCGTTAAGAAAGCAAATATAATCAACTCTGGTTCTGGATATGACGTAACTAACCCACCTAAGATTCGTGTATCACATCCACAGAGATATAAGAAGGCAAATTACTTCTTATCATTCTTGAAAGAAGCAACTGGTACTGTTTCTATAAATGACGTTAAAGTTGCTGAAGATCGTACGATCTACGTTGCAGCTGAAAGAAATCTTACTGATGGTGATACTTGTGGTATTCTTGCTAAGTTTAATAGTGATGGTCGCTTACTTTGGCAGAGAACTCTAGTACCTACAGTACCTGCTGGTCCAAAATCATTAAGATGGAAGTCTTTATATGTTGAGAATAGTAATCCTCACAATATCTACGTAATTGGTGAGACAGTTACTAACATCACAAATATTACTCATAACCCAGATATTATTGTTGCTAAGTATACTTCAGGATTTGATGGTAATAATAACCCTGATGGTATTCTTCAGTGGCAACGTGATATTGCTGGTATCTCTGGTGCTACAAGAAGAGATTATGCAACTACCATTTCATTAGATCAAGACGGTAGAACGATGATCGGTGGTTATACCGATGCTAACTCATTGCAACCAGATGATATGTGGGTTGCATTATTAGATCTTGATGGATCTATGATGGAGAAGCGTAAGATTGCTTCTTCAGAAGTTAGTGAGCATTTACATCAAATTAAGTGGAAATCTAAGGATACCTTCCTATTCTGTGGTATATCTGAACCTGATAATACATCTGACATTATACTTGGTGAAACTTATTATGATACTGCAACTATTGAGGTTGTATGGTCTAAAAAGATCACTAATGCCAGTTATAAGTTTAAGAACCCAACATTTACCATTGATGAATATGGTGCTGTATATGTAACTGCTACAGCAGAAGATACTAATGGTAAGGATTATGGTGTCTTATACACCAAGTTTGATGATGGTGACTTTACAGAAGCTGAGCAAAGTAGAATATTTGTTCCTACTGGAACCTATAATGCTGTTCATAATGGTGGTGTAGAGTTTGATATCTTTGGTAATGTTGATGTATCTTGTTCTGTAGAAAGAACATTTAATCAAGTTGAATCCACTACTCTTAAGATTGGTTGGAATACAGGTACAGTAATTACTGCTTCAACTGCAACTGAGACTGATGGTATTGGATTTAAAGCAATTGCTGTATCTAACGACAGTTCTGGTGACACAATTGTTGTTGGTAATAAAGTAGAAGCAGATCAATTAGCGATATTTAACTGGAATACTGCTGATAACCTTGCTGATGACACATATAATGACACTCTTGCTACTGGAACTAACAAACAGTGGTATGCAACTGGTAATGCTGTAATTGATGATACTAAGAAGTATGATGGTGCTTCTTCAGTAAAACTAGATGCATCTAATTCTATGACGATGCTTTATGGATCAGATGTTGCTACAAGCTATACTGTAGAAGCATTTTGGGCACTTTCAACTACTCAGTATACTGCTGCTAATACAAAACCAGAATTCTTCACTGTAACTGATGATATAGGTAATACAGTTAGAGCTGGTCTTGATGCAGATCAGACAAGTCCCAACTATGGTAAGACATTTATTGATATAACTGGTACTACAACATTCTCTACTGCTGCAAACTACCTAGCAATCTTTAATAACGAGGAGTTTATTCACGTTGCTTTAGTTAAAGAACGTGTAGGTGTTGGTGATTACAAGTATCGTATATATGTCAATGGTATTGAAGCACAGGTACTTACAAGTACAACAGTTGATATCAACCTTAAAGATGTAACACTTGGATCTAATTCAACTCCTAACGCAACAAATAACTGGATTGGATGGATTGATAACCTAGTTGTCTCACCTACTGCTAAGTATGATGATACATTTACTTCTGCTTTAGTTACTGGTACTAATAGTATTGCACAAGGATTTGTTTATAAGATTGATAAGGACAAGACAGCATTAGGATCATTCAATCTTAACGATGTTGAGACAGGACATACCTTAAATATCGCCTCTGAGAGCAGTTATACGTTTAATACCCAGAACGTAGCAATGAATCCTTGGGTTCTTGGTCCTGCAGGTATTCAGATTCTTGATTATGGTGATGTTGTTTCTACACATCAACCTGGTATATTCACCGTAACATCAACAGATCAGAATTTTGGTAATAGAACTGCTACTGTTCCGACTCCTGGTGGTAAGAAACTGCTTCTTACAACGACTGTTGTACCAAAATTCTACTTTAGAGATGCAAAATATGCTCTAATTGACCTTGTTAAGACAATTAACTTCAATCAGGACGCTACTTTCACTAAAGGAGCAATATTACAACAGTATTCTGTAATTGGTGGTAACGATGTTGTATCTGCATATGGAACAATTGTTGAATCTGGAACCAATTCTTGCAAGATTGGTAAGATTGCAGGTAATTTTGACACTTCAAAACTATTAAAATCAACTGCTAATGATGTAAATGACCTTGAATGGAACTTTACAGAGCAAAAAACCGATCCAATTTGGGCAACTAACTTTGTATATGCTACAGAAGACATAGTTTATAACGATAAGAAGCTATATCAGTGTACCTCTCCTGGTACATCTGGTACTATTCCACCTACACATACAACTGGTATTGTATCTGATGGTGCTGTTTCTTGGGCATATCTTTCTGCATCTGGCATATATGAGATAGATCTTGCAGATACTTCATATAATGGTTCTACAATGAGTGCTTTTGCATCTTGGAAACCATTCTCTCCAGAAGATTATACTATTAAGATTGAAGAGATATATCAAGATTCATCATTTATTAAAGGAGATACTATTGACGCTGATGCTGTCAACCTTCAGTTTGCTGTTGATGAAACTGGTAAGATAGCAACATTCACTGGTTTGACTGGTGTTAAGAAGATATCCTTGATTGCACAACTTAATAAGGACGTAATTCCTAGTGGTGCATTAGTAAATACTGACATTGTTTACTGTTCTGCTTCTAGTAGACACAATTTTGTAGAAAATGAGATCATATTTACAGAGAACTTTGCTACAAATGACTATAATGGTTCGTTCTTCGTAGAAGAGGTCTTTAATTCAAGAGATTTCTCATTCCGTATGAGAGGTACTGCTGTACAGGATCCAACCTTTGCTGGTAGTGGAAATTCAGTATCTAACGTTAATATCTACGCAAAACATCCTAAATTCCTCTTTGTTAGAGGTCATCAGTACATATTTGACCTTGATGATGACTCTAACCTTGGATACTTCCTATCATTCTCTAGAGATAACCAGTATAAACTGGAATATCCATTCATTAACATTATTAGAGAGGGTACACCTGGATTTACTGATGATGATTCACCAACTCCGTTGGTTAAATTCGTCATTAATGATGATGTTACTAATATTTCATATTACTTTGACCCATCTAGAACAGGTGCAGATTCACCAGTTGGAGAAGGATCCTTCATTGACGTTATTAAATCACCTTATGATGGAACATTCAGAGTTACTTCTGTAACCGATGCTGGTAAAAAATTCGCCTTTAGACTATTAAATGAACCTGAAAAGACAAATGCTCCTGTTGGTAATAATGAATTTGGCAATGCTCGTTCTTCTTACTCAACAACCTCAATTAAGGCAATTGGTCCAATATCTGATATCAAACTTGTAAATGCAGGTGGATTCTATCAGAGACTACCAATTGTTACTGATATTGCTTCTAATAGAGAGATTGAGAAGGTTCGTATCCTTAATGGTGGTACTGAGTACGTAAATGGTGTTTACTATAACGTTCCTATTGATGGAGATGGTGAAGGTGCTACTTGTAACATTACAGTTCAGGATGATGGAGACTTTGAAGGTGTTATCACTGATGTTGTCCTTACATCTGCAGGTAAAGGTTATAAGACTGCATCTATCGATATTGATGCAATTCCAGGTATTCTTGGTTCTTTACTTGCTGGTTCTGGTGGAATTCTTGAAGTTGTTATTCCTGATGAAGGATCAGGTGCTTCTGTGTTCTTACAAGGTAAATCTATTGGTAAGATCAAGAAACTTAAGAATAATGAGTTTGGTTTCGGTTACTCACACGATTATACACTGAGACCTGAAATAACTTTCCCTGTGAACCTTCAGCTGTTTAATACCGCTTTACTAGCACAAATTAAGATAACTGACCCAGGTGCTGGATATACTTCAGTTCCTGCTGTTGTAATTGAAGGTGGTGGTGGATCAGGTGCTAAGGCAGAAGCAATTGTTAAGAATAATCGTCTTTCTGAGGTTATTATTAAGGATCCTGGCTCAGGATACAGTTCTGAACCAACAGTTACACTTAAATCAGAATTTAACTACGTTGTTAACGTTGACTTAGGTTATTTACAGTTCAACTTCCCACACGGTATCACAACTGGTGCTGAAGTTCAGTTAAGAGCAGAAGACCTAGGATCAACCGTAGGTATTCTTCCAAAACCTAGTTCTGCAGGTTTGGTTAGCTTGAACTCAAATCAGACATACTATGCTATTGCTGGTGAAGCAAATTCACTTGAATCAGACCAATTACGTATCTCTCTAACCAAGTTAGATGCTGAATCTGGTTCTTACATTACATTCTTGACACAAGGTGAAGGTAGACAGGTACTTCTAACTGAAGTATTTGGTGGTCAAGCAACTGCTATTGTTGAAACTTCTAGATTCCTTGCAGGTGAACTTGTTTATCAGGGTACTTCACTTGAACTCGCATCTGCTACTGGTTATGTTTCTACTAACGAAGGTTGGCAGATTGGACCTAGAATCCTTAAACTTGAGAACTATGATGGTGTTTGGAGATCTGGAGAGCGTGTAACTGGTGAAGTTTCTCGTGCATCTGGTTTGATTGATAACCTATCAATCGCTACTGGTACACTGAATATTGCTTCTCTAACCAATACTCCTGGTCAGTTTATTGATGACGTTGGTAAACCATCTGAAATTGTTCAAAAAATACAAGATTCTTACTTCTATCAGAACTTCTCATACGTTATTAAGTCTCAAACACCTATTAACCAGTGGAGAAAGCCTGTATTAGAAACAAACCACCCTGTTGGTTTCAACCTCTTCGGTGAACTAGCAATCACTGGTGGTAAGGATATTTCTGGAAGAAAGGTTGTATCTGACCTTATTAAAGAAGTTAATATCAATAGTTTCACTAATATTAATCAAATTACATCATTTGCTAACGCACAACCCATTTATACTCAGTTTAATAATACTGAGGTACTGTTCAGACAGAAGAGATTAACTAACTCAGAGGAAATCTTAACCTCTATCGTTAAGAAGATTGATAACATCTCTGAGGACTTTGATGGAATTAAAACCCAATTCCCTCTTAATGTAGAAGGTAGTTCCATAACTGCAGCAGATAATCAGATGTTTATCTTGATTAATGGTGTTGCACAGTCACCAGGTACTGCATTCTCAACAGCTGGACCTTCTGTTGTCTTTACTGAAGCACCTAAAGCACCTTCTAGAATTAAGTTCCGTGAAGCAGTTTATGCTCAGAAAGTAATCACTAGAATGACATTCAGTTCTATTGGTGGTATTTTCCCACTTTTAGGTAATACTGTTCGTGGTTTGGTATCAGAAGCAACTGCAACTTGCATAGATTCAGGTGTTGATTATATTGACGTTATTGACATACAAGGAACCTTCCAAATTAATGAAAGTATAATGGGTTCACAGACTGGATTCAATTCTACTTTAAGTGATGTTTCCCCTACAACTTCTAAGACTATCTTTGAACAAGGTGAGAGGATCACTAATTTGGCTGGTAATTTTGCTATTGTTGAAGAGAATAACTTACAAGATGGTGTTATTACTAATGAACTAGTTCTTTCACGTACTTCTGGTACTGCTAAGTACGAGACTGGTGAATTTAATATCAAGTTCAATGATATCATTTATTCTGCACGTTCTAAGATTGCAGCAACTATTACAAGTATTGCACCTTATCAGGATGATATATCCAATCAGATTATTGATAGGGTAGACCTATCACCTAGTTCTTCCTTCTTTGCATTAGTATTCCAGAGGGTACCTTCTATTACCTTCCCTAATAAGATACTTGATAACATATCAGAAACAGTTATTAACCCTGTTGAAATATATGATCCTGAGACAGCTAATAACCAAGACTTCCTAGACTTTGAGAGAGTTCGTAACCAAGAGATACGTTATGACAATTTAACTGGTACCGACTTTGCTGCTGGTTCTGACATTCGTCTTAAGAAGATTTACTTTGGTAATTCATCTCTAAGAAGGACTCACGATGTACGTCTTAATGATGCTTCTAACGCTTTGCAGCGTAATGCGAGATTTATCGCTGAAGAAGCCGTGGGAGCAATGTTAGATTTCTACCCCTCCTTCCAAATCAATACTGGTAGAAACTCAGATTGTGAAGATGATATTGTAGATGCTATCAATATGATGGCTTGGCAGTTAGAGTTTGATGGTAACTCTGAAGTTTGGGATATTGCTAATACTTACGTTCAAGGTAACACTGTATATCACGTTGATGGTGCTGAAGCTCAAACAGTTTGGGCAATGAATAAAGCACGAGACTTAGCAATCCAGTGCATAAGAATGGAGGATATCGATACTTCATTTACTACATTACAGCAGTGGAGAGACTTAACTGTTACTGGTGAGTATAGTGTAACTGATAATAGTCACGCTGATGCTAGAGCACTATTACTTGCTAATAAGTGGTATATCGCTCACGAAGCATTATATTATGCCAAGCAGCAGAATCCAGGATATAACGTATCTGGTGGTGATTCACATTGCTTGTCAGATATAGTTGATGTTATTGAAGCAATTGCATATAACGCTGCTGTTGGTGGTAATGACTTTGTTTGGGAAGCAACAGATCGTATTCTTCATTATGGTACTGTAACTGGTGATATCGATACTATGGTAAATGCCTTTACTAAGGCAAGAGATATAGCAATCGATGTTCAGAGAAATGTTGTATATGCCAAGCAAGATACTTCACACGGTTGGACACAATTTACTGATGGTACTATCACTGCTGATGGTGCATCTCCTGCTTGTCAGACACCTGCTGCAACAATAACCACCCTAGCGAATATTCTGATTAATGCCCTAGGTACTACTGCATCACCTGGTACTAGAGCAGCATTCCAGTCTGGAACAACGAAGACTGAACCATCTACTGCTGTGATGGCAAATCCTTCTACAACTGCTTGTGTAAACGTAACATCTGCTATTACTAACTACTTTGCAATTATCACTGATTCATTACAGGATCCAACTGGTGCTACACCTGGAACTTATCCTTGGTCTATTTCAAATGTAACTAGAGTTGCACCTCCATATTCATTCAGTGATTCTGAGACACTTAAGTCTGTTAAGCACGCTTATAAAGATAAGTCTTCTGGTGGATTCTTTGTCTTCGGTGAAATTGTTAAAGGTATAACATCTGGAAATACTGCTGAAATAATCGGTTCTAATGCAGGTAATAAGTGGATCTATACTAAGAACCCAACTGGTGCATTCTCTGATGGAGAATACATTACTAATAGTCTTTTAGTTAATACTAACGTAACTGTAGATAATTTAGATTATGCTGCTGGTGCTGGATCTCTTGAATTTAATGGTAGTGCATATCTAACACATCCATCTACTGAGAAAGTTGCATTTGGTGATGGATCTATTCCTGATGGTAACTTCACTATAGAATTGTGGGTTAAAGCTACAGGTGTTAGTGGTAATCAAACATTATTAGATTTCCGTACTTCAACTGGTGATACAAGTTCTGCTTACTTAATTATGGTCAATAACACTGTTCGTTGGAACACTGGTAATGTTGACAGAATAACATCAAGTGCAAATCTAGCAGCAAATACTTGGACTCATATCGCTATCGTAAGAAATAGTGGTGCTACAAATATGTACGTTGGTGGTACTAAGCAAACCACAACTTATACTGATAACACCAATTATGGCAATATGCCAGTTAAGATTGGTGCTAATGCTGCTAATGCTCAGGCATTTACAGGTAATATGGAGAACCTAATGATTAAGTTAGGTGCTACTGCTGTTGATTATACTAGCGACTTTACTCCTAGTGGAACT